ATTATTTTAAAACTCATGAAGATTTTTTAGATTATTTACAAGATGCTACACAATCTTATGATGGATATACAAGCTATTATAATTTTGATGAAGCATTAAATAATAAGAATAATATTTTATTGTTATATATTTTTCAGTATATTTGTAATAAATTTTATAATACTGATAATTTTTATGATATTTATGTTGATATTATTGAAGAAGATTCAATGATGTTAGCTTAAAAAAAGTATTGACAATTTCATAATAAAAGAGTATAATTACATTGATGGGGAAAATCCGTCTATATAAAATGAATTGAAAATTAAAGACAAAAAAAAAGGGCTTTTTAAAGCCCTTTTCTATTTATAGAATATTAATTTAAATTAGTTAAAATGATGTGATTATCTTTAATTAATTTTTTAATAGTTTTTGAATCCAAACCTAAAAATATATTTCTATATTTTGATGTAGTTTTTGAATAATCCCAATAATGAGAATCTAAATAAATATTTCCATTATGTTTTTTTGCAATAATGGATTTATAAGATTGGAAATATTCAGAGCCGTTATCATCATAAATAATGAATTGGTTCGGTCTATTGTTAATATTTTCTACTTTTTTCATTTTGTGAATTCCTATTTAATAGATTTAAAAAGAATGAATAAAATCAAAGACTTAATAAAAAGCCTCTGATTTATTCGGTTTTATAAGTGGATTTTATAAATTATCCATCAAAGAATTGTATTCTTGATTGGTTTTGCTGACTGTATAATCATTGATATATTCGTCATCTTCAAGCCCATAATCATTGATAACTGAAAAACAACCAACATATTGCTTATTAGTATCAGTAATATAAACCTGAACTATTTCGCAACATTCAATATCATCAATGATTTGAGTATATTTATTACAGTGTTTATAATCTGATAACATATTGTCATCATCATATACTGTAATAAACCAACCTTTTTTAAGAATTTCTTTAACAGCTTTTTTATATACTTTCATAATAGTATTCCTTATAAAGATTAATGAAGTGTTATAAGTTTTTAAAGAGCGTCCAGCAACAAGGGCTGGTATTAATAACAATATAACATATTAACAAGTAAACTTGTTATTTAAATAATTTATCAAACTAACAATAATCATAAATAAAATGTATTGGATTAAATAAATATTATGGATAATAATAAAGATATTGACATTACTGATAAAATGGAGAAGTCTAGCCCTAAAAAAAGGGGAAGACCGCCTCACCTTCCAAATGCGGATACCCGAAAACAAGTCTACGAATTAAGTAGAGTAGGAACTAGGTACGAAGATATCGCAGAAGTGTTGTCAATCTCCGATGACACCCTCGTCAAACACTATAAAAAAGAACTTAAACTTGGTCGTATTGAAGCCAACGCCCTTGTAGCTGGTACATTGTTTGAAAAAGCTAAATCAGGCGACACTTCATCTATGATATTTTGGCTTAAATCTCGTGCACAATGGAAAGAAACACAAAAACACGAACATGCTGGCGACCCTGATGGCGAACCAGTCACAGTAAAAGTTATTACTGGGATAGACGACTAAATAAATTTAGCGATATAGACGACTAACCCCCCCACCCCCTTTTTTCTACAGACTGTTTTTACATCAGCCTAGTAAAACTAGGGTAGTACAAATTTTATATTAGGAGAAAATTATGGCAGGTTGTAAAGGTAAAAAAGGTCGTAAAGGCTACGGTAAAAAAGGGAAGTAATTATGACATTAGAACAAATATTACAAATGATGCGTCCATCACAAACTCAAGGCATGATGACAGAAGGTGATATGTTAAGAGCAGCAAGACAAGGTGCTGAAATGGCTAAAATGCAAAGAGACCAGCAAGCAGGAATGGCTACTGATGCTGACATGGCTAGAATGTTATCTCTACCAGCCGCAGAAAATATGCCTAATTATGCTAATAATGAAATGCCTTTATATACAGGTGGTTTATTAGAAAATATGCAAGGTCAGGCTGTAGACCCACAACAATTACTAAATACAGCATATGATATGTCAGCACCAAGAGAAATGCGTATTAACGCAATAGAAAGATTAAGAGCACTAGGAGTTATCTAATGGCTAAAGGCGTGCCACACTACCTACCAAGCGGTAGACTATATACAGGTAAAACACACAAACACAATGGTCGTTTAATGTCTGGTGCTACGCACACGAAAAACAGTAAATATTTAACTCACCGTAAACCGAAAGGTAAATAACAATGTCTTTATATAGGAATATCCATGCAAAACGCAAAAGAATTGCAGCAGGAAGCGGAGAAAAAATGCGAAAAGTTGGAGCAAAAGGAGCACCAACGGCAAAAGCTTTCAAGCAAGCCGCAAAAACAGCAAAGAAGAAGCCTAAAAGAACTACTAAAAAGCGTGGGTGATTGTGTTTAGTAACTGGTCATGGCATTGGTATATGGGTTTCAACATTGGATTTGAAATCTATGAGGGTGAAATAAAGTCAGAAGGACTGACATACCCTGTTGAATACTTTCTTATCAACATCGGACCACTTCGTATACAAAAAGGACAATATATCTAATGGCTGTTAAAAAGAAAAAAGTAAACCTGTCTGTAGGTAGAGGAGAAAAACGCTCTGTAAAACAAGGTGCAGGATTAACAGCTAAAGGTCGTGCAAAATACAACAGAGAAACTGGTAGTAATCTAAAAGCACCAGTCACTGGTAAAGTTAAAAAAGGTTCAGCAGCAGCAAAACGCAGAAAATCTTTCTGTGCTAGAAGCAAAAGTTGGACAGGTGAAAGAGGTAAAGCAGCAAGACGCAGATGGAAATGTTAGACGACAGCCCTTGTAATGGGGTATGTCGTATGAAGGATAATCATTGTATCTCATGCGGTAGAGACTATGAGGATTTAGCACAATGGTTATATATGTCTAGAGAAGCTAGACTAGAAAGAATGGAACAACTAAAACAAGAGTCGAAAGATTCTTGCAAATCTTAAAGGAGCGATGACCCTTATGGAGTCGCATAAACCAATTACAACAGGATACGAGCCTCGTGCTCCGCAGAAACAAATACACCAACTGGTGAAGAACAACCGATTCTCTGTAGTCGTTGCTCACCGTAGGATGGGTAAAACTGTTTGTGCTATTAACCAACTGATACATTCAGCGTTAAAATCTGAAAACAAAAATCCTAGATACGCATATATTGCACCGACATACAATCAGGCGAAAAGGGTAGCATGGGATTACCTGCTAGAATACACCAGACCGCTTGGTGGAAAGGCAAACATTGCAGAACTACGAGTGGACTTTATGGGCAGGCGTATATCTCTGTATGGAGCTGACAACCCAGACTCTCTTCGAGGTATCTATCTTGATGGATGTGTTATTGACGAAATAGGTGATGTAAACCCTTCTATATTTACAGAAATTATCCGACCAGCTCTGGCTGACCGACAAGGTTACTGTATTGCAATGGGTACACCCAAAGGTCAAAACCATTTTAAAGACTTACGAGACAGAGGCGAATCTAACGATGGTTGGTCACTGTTAGAGTTTAAAGCATCAGAAACAGATTTACTACCTAAAGAAGAATTAAAAGCAGCCTATGATGAAATGGGTGAAGACAAATACATGCAGGAATTTGAGTGTTCTTTTCAAGCTCCTGTCGAAGGTGCATATTACTCTAAACTTATTCACGATTTAGAAGAAAAAGGCAGATTAGTCAATATAGAACCTGATGGTTTAGCTAGAACATATACTGGCTGGGACTTGGGTATGTCTGACTCTACGGCTATCTGGGTAGCACAGCTAGTAAACAAAGAAGTGAGGTTAGTCGACTATGTGGAAAATCATGGTGTTGGTCTTGATTATTATGTTAGTTGGCTACAAGAAAACGATTGGATGTATGCAACACACATTCTTCCTCACGATGTGGCGGTCAGAGAATTGGGCACAGGTAAATCAAGAAAAGAAATGCTTGAAGACGCTGGTCTACAAATAACGATTGCACCAAAATTAAATGTACACGATGGCATACAAGCAGCTAGAAGATTGTTACCTAGATGCTGGTTTGACCCAGAAAAAGTAAAACAAGGATTAGACGCACTTCGTAACTACAGACGAGTGTTTGATGAAAAACGCAATGTGTTTCATGATAGACCATTACACGATTGGTCATCTCATGCTTCTGATGCGTTTAGATATTTAGCGGTAGGTTTAGATGAATCTCCTATGGAGTCATGGCACAAACCTATTCAAGTCAATAATAACTGGATTGTTTAGATGAGCGAAAAACTAAAAGCAATATTAGAAAACGAGATTGAAGATGCCATTGGTTATCTTGAAACCGAAACAACGGATGAAAGACAACAGGCATTAGAATATTATCTTCGTGAGCCTTATGGTAACGAGGTAGAAGGTAAATCTCAAATCGTTACAGGCGAAGTTGCAGAAGTCGTTGACGGTGCATTGCCACAACTCATGCGTTTATTTGCATCTGGTGACAAAGTTGTTTCATTTGAACCAGTGAATGACGGCGACCAACCGTTTGCTAAACAAGCTACAGAATATGTAAACTGGGTGTTTAATAAGGATAACGATGGTTTTCTTGTAATGCACAACTGGTTTAAAGACGCTCTTCTACAAAAAGTAGGTGTCGTTAAATGTTACTGGGAAGATAAGATTGATGTAAAAAAAGAATCTTACATGAACTTATCTGATGACGAACTTGCTGTTATTATGCAAGACCCAGAAGTAGAAGTGACAGAGCAAGAATCTACAGTCATACAAGAAGCAGTATTTGATGAAATGATGGGCGTTGAAATCTCACCAGCCATTTCTGTACATAATGTTAAGCTCAAGAAGACAACAAACAATGGTAAGGTAACTGTAGAAAATGTACCACCAGAAGAGTTCTTAATTAGTAAGCGTGCAAGAACAATTGCAGATGCTCCTTTCTGTGCTCATCGTAAAATGTGTACTCGTTCAGAGTTAATTGCTATGGGCTATGATGAAGATGTAGTAATGGAGTTAGCAACAGGTGATGCACTAGAATATTCTCCTGAAAGAATAGCACGATACACTCGTGGTGAACAACCTACCGATATGGATTCTGATGATGAATCTATGCAATTAGTAGAAGTGTTTGAATGTTACTTAAAAGTAGATGAAGACGAAGATGGTATTGCTGAATACAAGCGTGTTGTTTACGCATCACATGAAATACTAGAAGAGCATGAATGTGACTATGTTCCATTCCACTCTATCTGCCCTATTCCGATTCCACACAAATTTTATGGTCAGTCATTAGCTGACAGAGCGATGGACTTACAACTAATCAAGTCTACTGTAGTTAGACAGATGTTAGACAACTTATATCTTACTAACAACTACAGAGTGGGTGCAGTTGAAGGACAGGTTAACCTAGATGACTTATTAACATCAACAGCAGGTGGTGTGGTTCGTATGAAGAACCCACAAGCGATTGTTCCAATGACAGTACAATCTTCTGCTGGACAGTCTTTCCCAATGCTAGAGTACCTAGATGCTATTCAAGCTAAACGAACAGGCGTATCTGATTCACAACAAGGACTAGACCCTAACTTATTACAGAATGTTACAGCAACAGCCGTATCTGCGATGTCATCTGCATCAACAGGTAAACTAGAACTGATTGCTCGTATCTTTGCTGAAACTGGAGTAACCTCACTATTTAGAGGCATCTTACATCTCCTATGTAAATACCAAGACAAAGCTCGTGTAGTTCGCATTAATGGTGAGTTTATTCCTTTTGACCCAAGAGAGTGGAAGACTAACTACAATGTTAATATCAATGTAGGTTTAGGCACAGGTCAAAGACAAGAACAACTAGCAACCATGCAAATGATTCTTGCTAAACAAGAACAAATATTACAACAGTATGGCTTATCTAATCCTCTGGTTAATATCAAACAATACAGAGATACATTAGCCAAGTTTATTCACATGGCTGGATTCAAAGACTCTACCGAGTTTATGAATGAAATCACGCCAGAGATGAACGCACAACTATCACAACCACAACCTGAAAAACCAGACCCTAATACAGAAGCAGCTAAAGTATTAGCACAGGTTGAGCGTGAGAAAGCACAGCTCAAAGCACAAACAGATGCAGCTAAACTACAACTGGATAGAGAGCAGATGCAATTAGAAGCTCAACAAGATGCACTAGAGTTACAACAAAAAGAAGTACAGCAAACAGTTGACCTTGCATTGAAAGAACTTAAGATTCGTTTAGACGCTGAACAAAAAGATGGCAAGTTAAAAACTGACCAAACTAAAATGATTATGGATGCGTTAGAAAAGATTAACAAAATTGCTACAGGTGGACAGTAATGTTACTTAACTATGGAGCACCTAAATTAGCACCAAATATTGTTGCATCACCTAAAAGCAATGTTGATGTTAATGCTGTATTAGGTCTTACACCATCTAACTACACAGGTTTGCAAAGTGTAGGTGATACTGGTTACTTCTATGGTAACAATCGTATGTATGAAGCATATACTTCACCACCTGCACAACCTTTAACTATACAACAGTTAATGCAACCATCAGGTGGACCGATGGGCAGTGGACTATCTGGTGGACCTTTGTATGGATATCAACCTGCACCTAAACCATCATATGAATCAATAACAGTAGATGGTCAAGAGTTTAGAACAGTTAATCCTGAACTCACAGGATTTACTAGACAAGCATTAGATGATGATAAATATCAAAAAGATAGTGTTTACGAATACACACCATCTATGGCATATGTTTACTCTCAAGCACCTAGACCAGAAGTATTACCAACACCAAATGTAACATCATTTTTATCGACCCCAACTTCTATGATGACACCGACAGGTAATTATGGAGCTGGGAGATTTTTAAGTGGACTATTAGGTTCACCAATTACATATGGATTACCAAATGGAGAAACAGCAAGCGATTCGTAACATCCTTCAATCACAAGAATTTTTAGATGTGGTTAAAGAATTACGAGATAGTCAGCTAAACAGAATTATCTACTCTAACGAAGACGAAGCAAAAGAACGAGAAAAGGCTTATGTTCGAGTTAAGACGATAGACGAACTCATAGCTACTCTTGAATCTATCGCTAAAGATGGCGAGATAAAAGAGAAAGCGTGGAAGATATTATAGACTTTTCTATAATGGTTACCCAGCCGAATGGGAAATCAAGGAAATACAATGAGTGAAGAAACCATGACTCCTGAACAAGGAAGTGGAGAACTAACTGTGAATGAAGCTGCTGCACAATTTGAAGGCTTCTTATCAGCAGGTGAGGACTCTACAGAGCAACCAGAAACTGTTGAAGCGGAAGCAGAAGATAGTGCGGACTATGAAGAAGCTGTTGAAGCTACTGAAGATGATGTAGTAGAAGCAGACGAACTAGAATCTGAAGGTGAAGAAGAAACTGAAGTTGAAGAAGAGGAACTTGAAGAAGAGCCTCAACGCTTTGTAGTAAAAGCTGCAGGCGAAGAGAAAGAAGTGACCCTCGATGAATTAATGCAAGGTTATCAGCTTGGTGCGGATTACACGAAAAAGACTCAAGAAGTTGCTGAACAACGCAAAGCTGTTGAAGCAGAGCAACAAGCAATTCAAGAGGCTAAACAAGTTAGGGATACATATGCTCAACGGCTACAGGCTATTGAACAGTTTTTAACTGGTAATCAAG